ATTATAGTACCATCAATATTACCACCATTTATATCAGCTGCATCTGTTACTACTTTTCCAGTTCCATCTGGATCTAATGTTATATTACCATTTGAACCATCAGCTATAGTTATAGTTCCTGAATTAGAACCTGAATTAGTATTTAATATTAAATCACCAGCTCCATATGTAGTAATTGTAGCATTTACACCACTATCACCTACTCTTACTGTATCAGCACTTAATTGAACATCTCCACTACCATTCGGTGTTAATGTTATATTGCCATTACTATCTTCTGATGTTATTGTATTTCCATCTATTTTTATATTATCTACTTGAATAGCTCCTGTAGATATTTTTAAAGCACTATCATTGCCTCTCCCATCTTCAACTACTCTTAATGAAGAATCTAATGTTTGATTATCAGCCGTACCTAAATTAAGTAACGAATGAAATGTAGCAGATGGTTTTTTACTATTTAAATCAGCCATATTACGCTCCTAAAGCACTCCAATTTGTTGTTGTTTCATCTTCCCAATCAGTTTCACTAAAATGATCCCAAAAATTTATCCAAACATCAGTTTGCCAATTAGCTGATTTATCACCTTGAATTATAGTGTATGCCATCTTATTTTACCGCAAATGGTGATGGTGGGAAAGATATCATAATACTTCTTTTATTACTTTGGTCATCTCCAACCTTTTTCCAAAATTCTCTCATATAATATTCTTTTGCATCAATCTGACCTGCCATCTCTGATAATTGAGCTTTTAAATAATCTATTACAGCTAATGTTAACATTCTACTTAAATTAAGATGAGCTGACTCTATATCAGCCCCCATAGATACAGCAGTTAATGTAGGGTTAGATGAACTATCTAATTCGTGTGGATCATTATCTACAAAAGGCTCTATGAAAGCAGTGCCTTCAAACATTAATCCATTTGTTATTGTTTCATCAGGATATATAAGTTGTTTACCATAATATTCATCTGGAAGCTTTACTTTATGGCTTCCTACAGTATCTGTAGCAGCTGTTTCAACCCATTGCCATAAATATATATCTCTTCCAACTACTTGATAAAACCAATTTTTATGTGTATCGTAACTCATTATTCTGGATCTGTATCTTCAGTCACAATAGGACTGTGAGCAAGCCTTCTAATTCTTTTATATTTCTTATCATTCGTATCCTTAACTGAAA